GGATGGGGTAGAGGATCCGCTGCTGGAAGTATTTTGTCATACGCATTTAAAATTACTAATCTTGATCCTATTAAATTTGGTTTAATGTTTGAACGATTCTTAGTTGAGGGAAGAAAGTCCATGCCCGATATCGACCTCGACTTTGATGATAGACATCGAGACGAAGTCATTGACTATGCTAGATCAAAATATGGATCTGACCACGTTGCACATATCTGCACATTCAACAGAAGTGGTGCTAGACAGTCTATCAGAGACGCTGCAAGAGCTCTAGGGCACGATTTTACTACTGGTGACTCAGTTGCAAAGCTAGTTCCACCTCCTATTCTTGGCGTGTCTAAGAGCCTGTCTGAATGTATGGATGTTGAAGATTTTAATCAACTTTATAATAAAGATTCAACAGCTAAAAATATTATTGACGCAGCTTTTGGACTCGAGGGACTAGTTAGACAAACTGGCATACATGCTGCTGGAATTGTTATTTCTCGTGAAGCTCTGACTGAGTATCTTCCAGTAATGAAAAAGGGCGTGGACAATCCGTTAGTCACCCAATGGGACATGGGAAGAGTTGAGCAATGTGGACTTCTCAAAATTGACTTCCTTGGACTTAGAAATCTTGGCGTTATTGACTCATGCATTAAGTTGGTCCTTAAGCATAGAGGCATAGATGTAGACATAGATTCAATTCCCTTAGACGACAGCAAAACTTACGATGAGCTTTGCAAGGGAAACTGTGCAGGGGTATTCCAGCTTGAATCATCTGGGATGAGACAGCTGATGATGCAGCTTCAACCGCGTAATGTTGAAGACATTATGGCCTTAATATCCCTGTACAGACCTGGTCCAATGGGTTCTGGAATGGATAAAGAATACATTGACAGAAAGCACGGTCGTAGTAAAGTTAAATATGAGCATGAAAAACTAGAAAAGGTTCTAGCTCCTTCCCTCGGTATTATGTTATACCAAGAGGATGTATTAGGAGTAGCAAGAGAACTAGCTGGATTTACTTCAGCTGAAGCCGACGATCTTAGAAAGGTCATCGGTAAAAAGCTAATGGATAAAATTGCAAGCATTCGCTCAAAATTCGTAGAAGGCTGTCAAAAAACATCCGGACTAAGTGAATCTTTATCTAATAAAATATTCTCAGATATTGAATACTTCGGAGGATATGGATTCAACAGAGCACACGCAGCTAGCTACGCTATGATTAGCTATGTTACAGCCTACTTAAAGAGTAACTATACAGTTGAGTACATGGCAGCACTGATGTCTTCAGTAGTCGGCAATAAAGAAAAGCAATCTTTTTACCTGGCAGACTGTAGAAAGTTGGGAATAAATGTACTTCCTCCATCAGTTAATTATTCTGGAATTGACTTTGAAGTTGATGGAGACAGCGCAATTGTTTTTGGCTTGTCTGCAATAAATGGAATAGGTGTTTCTATTGCAGACGCAATAGTTAATGCTCGAGATTTAAGTCTTCCATATACTAGCGTATATGATTTCTTTAGAAGATGTGATCCTTCAACGCTGAAAAAAACAACGCTAGAACATCTTGCAAGTGCGGGAGCTTTTGATGAGCTATTTGACTATAGGGATGATCTAGAAATTAACAGAATACAAGAAATAGAACTTCTAGAAAAAGAAAAAGAAGAACTAGGGATGTATGTAACTGATCACCCAGTTAACGGAATATGGGATATATTATCCAAGAAAATTGATTACGAAATTATTGATTTAGCAGAAGTTGCGACTGGAACTCCAGTAAGAGTTGGCGGAATTGTAACAGACGTAAAGACTATAATTACAAAAAAGGGGACTAAGATGTATAAGGTCTTACTGGAGGATATATCTTCAGATATAGAAATTGTCATATTCCCCAATTCGGCTAAGCAATTAAGTGAAGAACCTTTTTCGAAGGGGGACATATTTATTATGTCCGGATCGGTAAATAGAGAGAGCGATGAAGAGGGTTCTATTGTAAGATTATTTTACAATAATTCAGAAAAAATAGATTCACATATATTTTCTAGTGGAAAAGCTTTAGTATTTGATGTAGATAAAAGTATCTCGCCCTTAACTATTCAAAAAATATATGATATAATTGAATCGTCAAAAGGTGATAAGCCTGTCTATTTACAAATAGAAGACGGTGTACATAAGTTTATTTATAACTTTAAAAATAATACATCCGAAAAAGTTAAAAGTATTATAGAAGAAATTATTAGAATGGAGAAACAAAATGTCTAACGCAAACCCGTCAGTAAATCCAACTGATAAATGGTGTTGGGTCTTTTGTCCGTCCTGCAATAGGTGCCAGGACAAAGGGCGATATACAAAGTGTAACGGATGCAGCGGGCGCTACGATCCGCAGCTAAAAGTCAGTGCTGACAATGATGATTTTTGCGACTGTAAAAATGGAGTACTGAGATGGAAGACTCAGCAAGGTCGTTTAATAACTACCAAGTTTAAGACGAATCCATTTAAGGGTCAAGTGAAATATGAAAAAGTCACAGAGGATGAACGAGACTGGGACTCTTACGTTAAAGATATGAGAGAAAAATTAGATAATCCAAATTGGAATCCAATAGGTATTTACGAGGAGTAAAAATGTTAGAAAATTTCCCTGCAACGGTAGAAAAAGGTAATATTAAATTAACTGAGTATACTGATTCTACGTATAATTATGACGATAAGTTATTCTTGCAATGCACCTGTGTTGGTTTTTATTTAACACAGAAAGAACTTAAGGATCTGTACACAGTAGTAAGTTACTACTTGAATGCAGAAGAGCTTACAGAGGTCAAGGTATCCATAGGAGGCGAACATGTGGCCCTATGAAGAAGATGATCATATGGAATTAGGTGAAACTGGTTGGGTAGCAATTGGCGAGGGTGTTTATATGAATAAACTCAACAATCATACTATGGATGAAATCGGAAGAGAATTCGATGAAAATGGTCGATTAATATACGATCCCAATGAAGAGAAGTAGGAATATTTTTGAGTTCTATATTGATTAAAAATTATGATAGTTTAAACGACTTACAAAAATTAGGAGTAGTTGACTTTTCCTATTCAAGAATAGACACCTATACACAATGCGCAGCCAAGTATTTTTATTCCTATATCCTTAAGGAGCCTAGGCAATTTAATCCGCCAGCCGTACTTGGTAATATAGTTCACTCTGTTTTGGAAAATATTTTAGATAATGAAAAAACATTAGATATAACAGATCTTAGAAATGAATACGAAAAGAATATCCCTATTTGGGACCCTGATAATTTAATTTCTTCAGAGCTATTATCAGTCGGATCAGTAATCATAGATGAATTCTATGATCAACATGTTGACAAGAAGCTAAATATCTATGAAAAAGAAATGAGCTTTAATTTTATTATTGGAATATATAGGATCATAGGTTTTATAGATAGGGTAGATCTTATCGGAGATAGAGTTCACATTACCGACTATAAGACTGGTAAATGGGAAGCTACTCAAAAGGACATTCATAATAATCTTCAGTTGGGTATATATGCGCTGGCAATGCACAATATCTTTCCTGAAAAAGAAGTATATGCAGAGTTATATTACTTAAGATCCGGAAAGAAAAAAGGTCATCTATTTTCTTTAGATGATATAGAAAATGTAAAAGTTAGAATATTAAAAGCCATTAATAGCATAATCGCAGACACCAACTTCCTGCCAACCGCCAACACAAGAATATGTAGCTATTGCGACCACGCAAAGAGCGAAGCTTGTGGAACTGGCGTCTTTAGAAATAAAAAGAATAACTTTAGATAAAAGAAAAGGGGCCGAATAATCGGCCCCAGATCTTTTTATTTTAAATACTGATCAGAAGTCAGTAACTGGATTTTCTTCAGCTGACAACCAAAGGTTGAAATCTTCGAATTCAGTAACCATCTTGACTGCGGTTCCATGATTGAATCCCAAAGTTGAGGTTAAGTCTTCAATGATTTCTTCATTGATGTTCTGATTGATACTGTTGATGATTGTTGTTAGTTTGTTCATGATGGTCAGTATATCTCTTCCTGTTTGTATTTGCAACACAAAGTGCAAATATTTTGCTTTTTTTATTTTTATGGTGTATAATTTATATCACCACATGTTTACCCTATGAAGGATATCGAATGAACATAGAAGTTGTCAAGCCGGAAGACTTTTTTTTGGAAAAATCTTCCTTCAAGAAGCATCCCAATCTTAATAACATTAGAAATAAATCAATCAATTCTGAGGTCATAGAAAATGATGGAGTCATTGCTCGGAAGAAGGGCAACGCTTACCAGTATACAAGGACCGGATACAGGAAAGATATTGAGCTAAATGTCAGGTCTAGCTGGGAAGCTAACTTTGTTAGAGTTTTAAATATTTACAAAATAGATTTTAAGTTTGAGCCAACTGTATTTCCATTCCCAATTAAAAGAGGAACCCGAGCCTATACTCCTGATTTCTTTTTAACAAGAAATAATGAGTGGATAGAGATTAAAGGGTATCTTGATGATAAAAGTAAAATAAAACTAAAAAGATTCAAAAGATATTATCCTGATGAATTTGCAAATTTAACATGTGTGATAAGCAAATAT